ACAATACTAACTAAACCAGATTGTTCCATTGTTGGATTTGGTAATTCCATATACCATATGACTACTTTATACAATAAAAAAATGTATGTTGATATGAATACTCTAGGAAATATTCTCCATGCATCTATTGCTCTTGCCATATCTATCCATGATTGATATTGATTTTTACTAGAATCAACAGTATTAGTATCAACCTCTAATTCTATGTTTACTTTTTTAGTTTCTGTTTCAGCCATTTTACTCTCCTATAAACCTGTTTGTTCTTGTTGTCTGTCCACTATTGTAACATTTGAATGTTGATGAGTTGCAGATGATGCGGATTGATTTACTTGATTATTATTTACCACAATATTACCACCACCCATGTTTGGTACAATACCACCTGCTGCACCTGGCACAAATAGTTCTGGTCCCTCTTCACCTACAATATATGGCACTCCTGCTGCAACAGGGCCACCTGCTGCCATACCCTGTGGCTTAGTGGTTTCACCACCTCCAAACAAAAATTTTAAACCTGAGCCTAGGGCTGATAAAAGACCTGTAAACATATCAAGTATTTTTGTAAATACAGAAGCAACAAAAACTCTAAAACTACCTGCTTTAAAACCCTCTACGATTGAATCAATAAATAAACCTATTAAACCGAAAACTGCCAAAGCAATTCTAGAAATAGGATTGAGTGCCATAACACCTACTGCTAATTTTTTCAAAAACCCACCTATAGTGGTAGCATAAAACATAGCTAGTCCTTTACTTGCCATTGCAGTTACTATTGGTGCCATAACCGAAAGTATTTTTTTACGAGCAAAAAATAATGTTAAAAGAGTTAATGAACCAAAATTATCTGCAGCCACTTGTCCAAATTTTACAGCATCACCTGTAATTATAGCACCAATCATGGTTCCTATTGCTGCTATAAAATTTGCAATTTTAGGAAAAAAAGCAATCATACCTGTAACAAATAATGTTAAAAGTGTTGCTAGTGTTGCATTTCCAACCGTAAATGATTCTGTAAAAGATTTAAACCCACTTTTTAGAGTATTTATTGGGTGAATAATAGCATCAATCATTTTTTTAATGAAGCTTCTCTCATCTTTTTTATCCTCTTCACTTTCAGATTCAGAGGGTGGTTTTTCCACATTACTACCATCTTTATATACCGCAGTGACTTTAATTGTATCATCTTTAAATAATTTATCCTTAAATGGATTTTCCTCACTATCAGCAAAACCTGCAGTTAGTGCATTTGTTACATTTTTATTAAAGTCTTTTATACTTTTAGTGGATTCTATAGCTATATCCTTGAACAACCCATAATTTCTATCTGCTCTTTTTACTTCATTTTCTACAAACTGTTTTGTTTCAGCTGTCATCAAACCTCTTTTACTCTCAAACTCTAAGGCTTTTGCCTGATTGAAAGCAATCAATGTTAATCCACTTGAAACTAAATCATGTGTTTGTTCTAATATAAATGATACAAAACTCAAACCATTTTTATCATTTGTAGTTTTTATTAAACCTTCTGCAATATTGTTTGATAAACTCTCTTTATTTTTTTCTGCATTTGCACCACCTATTTCTCCAGCAGATTTTAGACCCGCTTCAGTTCTTTTTCTGAATATATCATATTGAGCAAATATTTCAAATAAATTACCCGCAAGAAGTTGCTTAGGTGTGTCATCTGCTTTCTTTTCTTTAAGAAGTGATGTTGTTAATTGATTCTGAACACGAAGTTCATCTATTAAAGGTTGAAACTCACTCATTTATTTTACTCTCATTTTTCTCTGTTGTTCTTCTATCTTTTTATTTTCTTCTTCAACATGTTTTACGACCAAACCTACATAGATTTCTCGTTCCCATGGTATCATATTCTCTAACTCTGTTAAAGAATATTTATGATGTTGCATTAGAGAGAAATTACTTTTATAGTAATTTTTTAGGCTCTCATTTGAGAGCCCTATACTAAAAAAGTTTGTAGCCCCTCTAACACTATTTCATTTTTTACTTTTGTCTCTGGGTTAGTTACCTCAATCGGATGTCTTAACTTGGGCATTGTCTCAAAAAAATCTGATATTTTTTTAAATTGTTCTGTAGACAAAGAATCCATAAATTCATCTAACTCTTTTTTAGATATATCTATTTTATTGTAAATTTCATCACCATATCTAATTTCTTTCACACATTCATTTACCATGTCAAATATAGCCTTAGTTTGATTACCTTCTTTTAAATTTTTAAATGAAGATAAAAGTGGGTAATTAAAAACAATTTTTACATTATCATTAATAGGTATCACATTTGAGTGGTCATCTATCATATTACACTCTATTTCATCAAGGTTAACAGATACATTTACTTTTGTTTTTTTATCATCTGGGCAAGTAACTTGTATCTCTGTCTTTTCACCCACAGACTTTGCTCTTAGTTTTAAAAAGATATATTCTGCATCAAACATTGGACAAGTTTTAGGGTCCACTTTTCCAAATGTACAGTCATTTATAAGTTGTGACATTGCATCAATAATTTCATCATCTTTTTCAGATTCTTGTGCCATCAACAATATTTTTTGTTCTTTCACTAAGAAAGGTCTATACTTAATATCCTGACCTGTTGATGGTAAAGTTAGGGTATAAGTCTTGGTTTCAAGCTTAGGTAATGCCATAATTATTCACTCCGTAATTTTATAATTTTCGTAATACTTTAGGTATGTTTCTTATCAATTCTCTTTCTACTGTGTTTCCTATTACTCTTCTAGCAGTATTTATAGGGTCAGCTATAAATCCTTTTTCAGTTATGTTTTCCCAATATCTGTAAGAAAAAGTCACATCTACTGTTTGTGGTGTTGTGGCAGTTGTTGCATCTAAATTTTGTGCTGCTATGGTTTTTGGAAAACACTCCCAAAGTTTAACACCATATCTTCTTGCACCAGACCTATCTAAACTATATATCTGAATCTCACCAACATAGTCATCATAGTAACCTAGAGTAAAGTCTTGTTGATTATATGCTTGTTTTTGCCATTCCTCAAAAAATTGTTTTTCTAGATATGCTTCTGACATATAAAAACTACCTGTAATCTCTCCATAAGAAAATCCATTTACTATGCTTCTCATAGGCCCATAGATGTTTGAATCTTCTGTGGTATCCATATTGATGCCAGGAAAGTCTATCTTGTTACATTGTGCAGCAACTCTTCTTAGTTCTCCTCTACCTATTGTATTTCTAAAAATATCTACAAATATATTATTTGTTGCACCATCTGAAATACCTTTTGGTGGTAAAAATAAAACTTCGTATCTTGAAGGTAATGCAACACCATTATCATCTTTGAGTGGTGCAAAAAGTTCGTTTAGAAAAAGTGCTGTCGTGCTATCTACAGTATTTTTTAAATCTCCAGCCATTATATCATTCCTCTTGATTTGGCATAAACAAAACTTTCACCTTTTTTCTTAAACCTTTGTACAGGTAATAAGACTGCAACTATAAATTCATCTGCGTTTATTCTTCTAAATCTAGACTTAACATTTGAATTAAGATATCTTTTTATACATGGTTTGATTTCTCTAACTCTTTTTAGTCTTCGATAATCACCAGTAATCTCTGTAGAATCATCTAACTTTTTGTTGTTTGCAAAACTCATAAGTCTGTCTAGTAATCTTACTCTAATCGGCATAGATAAGTAATGAAAATTTATTCCTAGAAAACCATCATTGTATTCCTCTATTGGTAATATCAATGGAAATCTATCATAATATGGTAATTTCTTTTTCATTTTCGGGTCATAAAAGAACATGTTCAACTTACCGAATGCAGGTGTTGCTCTATTGTTTCCGTCACGAATCAACTGATTGGGTGTGGGGTCTCCTAGTTCCTTAATTTTGTTACGAAACCAAGCTGTAGACCTATTGATACCACCTGCAGCCTTCATGACTTCTTGTATGTAATTACTTACTGCCATGTATATATTTATAAAGAATTTATGAGATTATAGAAAAAAGGTGTCCCCGAAAGGACACCTTCCATGATTGATTAGTTATCTGCTAACTTTTCAAAATATGCTAATGTATCATCTTCCTCTACTACAGGTGTTGAAACCCTTGTAGATTCAGGTTTTGTATCAACTTTTGCAGCTGCTACAGGTTCATCATCTATTTCATCAGCAACATTGCCGACTTTTACAGTACCAGAAAGGACTGCATCTAGTCTACTTTTTAACTCATCATAAGACTTAAAGTTTGTTGGTGCAGTAAACTCTGCAAGAGAGTGTTGTGACTTCCAAACTCTGTCTGCTTCAGAATCATCATCAAAAAGTTTAGATGTGTCTTCAAACTCTGATTTATCATAGTTCCAATAACCATCTACTTTTCTGATTTTTAGTTTAAAGTTTGCACCTTCCCAAAAATCAAATGGGTTGATTGCCTTTTCATCTTCAAACTC